GAATCGGCGTGTTATCGCCACCGGGGGTATTGCGTCAATGTGTTGAACGGGGCAATCAAAGATGATGCATTGTTTTCGGTGATTTACACATTGGATGATGGCGATGATTGGATGGATGAAAAAGTATGGGCAAAAGCGAATCCCAATTGGGGCGTTTCGGTTTACCCGCGCAAATTGCAGCAAGCGTTGACCGAAGCCAAAGAATACACATCGAAAGAAGTTGAGTTCAAAACAAAGTTGTTGAATGTATGGACCGACACGGAACAAACATGGATTTCAGACAACATTTGGAAACAATGCGATGGCGATGACGAATTAGAAGGTGAACAATGTTTTGGTGGATTGGATTTGGCATCAACTGGTGATTTTTGCGCATTCACTTTGTATTTTCCGCACAATCACGCGGTGCGAACATGGTATTTTTTACCCGAAGAAGCGGTCAAAAAAAGAAATGACGCGGCCGGGCAAGCAATTCGCGAATGGGTGGCCAAAGGTCACATCATTGCAACCGATGGGAATGTCACGGATTACGGATTCATAAAAGCCAAAATTTGTGAACTTGCCACAAAATTCGACATTAAGGATGTGGCATTTGACCGTTTTAACGCTTCGCAGCTGGTAATTGAATTGCAAAACGAAGGGTTGACCATGTTTCCATTTGGTCAAGGTTTTGTAAGTATGTCAACGCCAACAAAGGAATTGGAAAGATTGGTTAAGGATGGGAAATTGCGTCATGCCGGGAATCCGGTCACGCGATGGATGATGTCAAATATTTTGTTGCGCACCGATCCGGCCGGCAACATTAAAATTGACAAAGGCAAATCAGGTGACAAAGTGGATGGCCCGGTTTCCATTGTCATGGCATTAGGAACGGCAATGCAATCCGCATCAAAAGAAAACAATTCCGATTTTTGGTTTGTAACTTTGTAAAAAATTGAACGACAATGAAATCCGATGCATGGTTGACCTACATTGACGAATTCATGAATGAATACTATCGTGAGTTACCAAATTTTAAGTCATACAAAGATTGTTATGAAGCAATCGAAGAAAGACACAAGGCCATTTTTGACCGGCCGCGATTTAGTTCGTACACCGTTTTTCGGTCAATGTTGTCGCGTTGGCTGAAAACAAATAGATAATGTTGCAAATGTTAATTCACAAAATAATAAATTCGCCCCATGCAGTTTAGCATAAAAAGATTGTTTCAAGGCAAAGGCGTTGAAAAACGGTCATCGTTGGCATATCCAACGGAATGGTTGGTCAATTCCTTGAATTCCGTATTTGGGTATCAAACCAAATCGGGGCAAGCCGTAAACCCACGCACCGCATTGTCAATTGCAAGCGTTCACGCATGTGTTCGCGTGATTGCAGATGGAATCGCGGGGTTGTCACTCAAATTGTATTATGATGATGGCAAAACGCGTGAAACAAAAATGGTTCATTATACCACACCGGTATTGAACGAGCCAAACCCATACCAAACCAAATTTGATTTTGTTAAATACATGGCATCGGATTTGGCGTTGCGGGGCAATGCTTATGCATTCATTAACCGCGATGCACGATATTTGGCCATCGCGTTACATCCGATTTGTCCTGATTATATCACACCGGTGATGCAAGATGGCCAACTGTTTTATCATTGCACGGCAAAAGGATTCCCAAACACCATCCCCGCAACCGACATGTTGCATTTCAAAGGGCAATGTTTGGACAATCCGTTGGTTGGTGTTTCACCAATCGTGTTGCATGCGGAAACATTGGGAATTGATTTGGCTGCAATTTCAGGCAATGCCGGCGTGTTCAAAAACGGCGTTTTAAAATTCCTTTTGACATCAGATTCGCAAATCAAACCCGAGCAAGCCGGACCGCTGAAAAAAGGTTTGGACGATGTGATTGATGGCGCGGCCCGTTCGGCGGTTTTGCCAAATGGAATCAAAATGGAAAAATTGTCATTGACACCCGAAGAAGCGCAATATTTAGAAGTTCGGAAATTCGATGCCGAAGAAATTGCCCGGATCTTTGGTGTTCCGGCATCCATGATTGGCGCAAAAGACGGCATCAAATCGAGTGTTGAACAAGAATATCAGGATTTCTACATGAGAACATTGATGGCATACGCAATCAATATGGAACAAGAAATGGCGCGCAAATTGTTGACCGAAGTTGACAAAATGACCCATTATTTCAAATTTAATTTCAATTCATTGTTGCGTGCATCAGCAAATGACCGCGCGGATTTTTACAACAAAGGCATCCGCGGTGGTTGGTTGTCACGCAATGAGGCACGCGAATTCGAAGACGCAAACGGATTTGATGGTGGTGATGAATATTTAATTGAAACCAATTTGATGCCATCATCAAAAATTGACGCATACATGGATGCAAAGATTGAACAATTGATGGCAAGCGCAGACAAAAACAACAACCCCGATGGGGTAAATAATACCGAAGTAATTTAAAATGAAACAAGAACGCAGAACCATCACCGGAACAGTTCACGCACGCGCCATCGGCGATGGCATGCCCAAAGAAATTGGAGGTATTGCCGCCGTTGTTAACAGCGTGACCGATTTAGGGTATTTCGAAGAAGTCATCACCCCCGGTGCGTTTGATTACGCATTATCACGCGAATATGACATCCGCTGTTTGTTCAACCATGAAGCGGAATTGATTTTGGGCCGTACAAAGGCCGAAACATGCAAAGTGTTTGTCAATGCTGATGGCAATTTGGAATACACATGGATTCCCGATTACGAAAACCCAACACACATGTCCGTGGTTCGTTCAATCATGCGTGGTGACATCACACAATCATCATTTGCGTTCACCATCAAAGAACAAACATGGACCGATTCAACCAAATATGGAACAATGGGCAAACGCACAATCACAATGATTGATGAATTGTTTGATGTTTCGCCGGTAACTTATCCCGCCTATTCAGAAACGGAAGCCGATGCGCGTTCAATCATCAAAATGCGTGATGAAGAATTGCAAATCCAAGCCGCGGAACAATCACAAATTGATGCGGACATTTTGAAAGTTGCATTGTTGAGATACAAAAACCTTTAAAACAAACAAAAAATCATGAATAAAATTAAAGCATTAAAAGAAGAACGCGGCCGTTTGCTTGGCGAATTGTCAGCGTTGCAAACCACCATTGAAAAGGAAGCCCGTTCAATGGCCGAAAGCGAAAACAACCGTTTGACCGAAATTGAAGCCCGTTTGGGTGCAATTAAGGCCGAGGTTGAAACTTTGGAAAAATTGCAAAACCTTGCAGCGCAAGCCGCCGGACACAGCGCAAGCCGCAGCGAAGAAAAGGAAAAAGAAGCAATGAAAGAAAACTATTCTTTCAAACGCGCAATGGAAATGGCCATCACCGGTCGCCGCGATGGTGTTGAAGCCGAATTCAACCAAATGGCAGCCGCTGAATTTCAGCGTTCAGGCGTAAGCGTTAGCGCGCATTCAATGAAAGTGCCATCAGAGGTTTTCAAACGCGACATGAGCGTGACCGGTGGTTCAGCTGGTTCAGAAGGTGGCGTCAATGTTCAAACCAATGTTGGATCAATCATCGATGTGTTGTTGCCAAAAACCGTATTGCGCGGATTGGGCGTTCAGCAATTATCAGGATTGGTTGGAAATTTGGACATGCCAACCGCGTCAACTGTGCCATCAGCCGGTTGGAATACTGAAAACGGAAGCGCGACCGAAAAGTCACCCGCATTCAGCAAAGTAACATTCAGCCCCAAGCGTTTGGCCGCTTATATTCAGGTTTCAAATCAGTTGATGTTGCAATCATCAAACAGCATTGACACATATGTTCGCAACTGGTTGTTGAACGCAATGGCACAATCGTTGGAAACAGCCGCCATCAAAGGTGGTGGTTCAAACGAACCAACCGGCATCATTGCCAACGCCAATGTCAATGTAACTTTTGCCGGCGGCGCAACATCAAACGCAACAAACGCAAACGGTATTGCACCGGTTTGGGCTGATGTTGTTAATTTGATGAAAGCGGTTGAAAACGCAAACGGTGAAGGTGTTGCATATTTGACAAACCCAAAGGTGAAGGCAGCATTGCAAACAATTCCCCGTCAATCATCAGGTGTTGAAGGCAATTTCATTTGGCCCGCGGGCGGTTTTGATTTGAACGGTTACCCCGTTGCTACATCAACACTTGTTCCTTCAAACTTGTCAAAAGGTAGTTCATCTACATTGTCAGCCATGATTTTTGGTGATTTCAGCAAAATGGCCATCGCTTCATGGGGTGGAATGGAATTGACTGTTGATCCATACAGCGGCGCAACCGCCGGTTTGACCAATGTTGTGTTGAACGCTTATTTGGATTGCAATTTGTTGCAACCAACCGCATTCGCTGTTTGCAAAGACATCGTTGCATAATTAATTGCCCGTGCGGGGGCATTAAAGTTCGCACACGGTGGGTCAACTTGACTGTTTGGCCCACCGGCCATGAAAGTGAAATTTTTGATTAACCCATCGGGCAAATTTAATTTGTCGTACAATATTGGTGAAATCGTTGAAATGGAATCCAAACAAGCGGAATTATTGTTGGAGGCCGAGGCGGTTGAACTGGTTATTGAAGAAGTAGTTGAAAAGCCCAAAGCAAAGAAAAAACCCGTTAACCCTGAAACCGCATTGGACGCGGAATAATCATGTTTGTTGCACGCAATTACACCGCATTTTCACACGCCGCAACCGATTACATTTCGGTCGCTGATGCAAAGACGCATTTACGCGTGACATCATCATCGGATGACACATACATCGGTGGATTGATTGCAATGGCGTTGGATGCGTGCGGTCAATATATTGGCTATTCAGTAAGAAAAGCAACGGCCAAATATGGGTTTGATGGATTCACCGGACAACCGGCATTGATTAACCCGGTGAACGGGTTAAATATCCCGTCCGGCAATTATTTGCGAATTAATTCACGCGTTTTGGCGGTGAATTCCGTTTCTTATGTAAACGATTCCCAAGCCATCACCGCATTTGATTCCGCTGATTGGATCACCGCGCCAAATCCAATGGGTTTGTTTTCGCGAAACATATTTATTGAAAACGCGCCAACAAGCGTGACCGATGATGTTATTAAATACATTGTTGAAATCACCGAAGGTTTTGAACTGGCAAGCGCAACAAGCGTAAACCCCGACACATTGTTTCCGGCATCAATTAAACATGCGGCATTGTTGTTGATTGGTCAATATTATGACAACCGAATGGCCATCACCGTTGGTGTTCAAAACAACCCAATTCAATTCGGTTTTCAGTATTTGTTAGACCCTTACAAAATTAGCGTTATATCATGAACCCCGGATTGATGGATGAATTGGTCACGGTGGAACAATATTCCATGACAACGGATTCCAACACCGGTGAAAAGTTGCAATCATGGACGACCTATTCAACCCCGTGGGCAAGGATTCAAGAAAACGAATCGGGTTCAGAAACCGTTGATGCAGATAGGAGAGAACACAAACAAACAGTTTTATTCACCGTTCGTTATGATTCCGGCATCAACCCAAAAATGCGCATTCTTTGGGAATCGAAATATTACAACATTATCAACATTGCGGATTTGGAACGCCGGATGTATTTGAAAATTCAAACTGAATTGGTAGAATGAAAAATTTGAAAGGATTGGGTGAAACCATCATGGCGTTGGAAAAAATTGGTGTTGGATTAGACACCGAAAAATTGCGTGCGCAAATTCGTCAAGAAGCGCAACCAATTATTGACACCGCGCGGTCACTTGCCCCAATGGGCGAAGGCGACATCCGAAATTCAATTGGGTTCATTACAAATCAGGATTCAAAGTTTAAATATACTGTATTAATTGCGCCGAGAATGGAAATGGAAAACGCATACAAGGCCATTTGGTTTGAATTTGGAACATCACCCCGATTTACAAAAAACGGATCATTTAGGGGAGCAATTCAGGCGAAACCATTTATGCGCCCGGCGTTTGACATGCATAAAACAAGAATTGCCGAGGCAATAACCGAAAACATAAGAAAGGATGTTGTTGAATTGGCAAAAAAATATAATATCACAACCAAATAAAAAAAATAAAAAAATAATATCATGGCTACAACTGGAATTACCAACGGAACGCTGATTGCAATTTACAAAGACATCAGCGGCACATTGACCAAAATCGCAAACGCGACATCAAACGATTTTTCAATCACCAAAGACATGATTGAAACCACCAACAAGGATTCAGCCGGTGCGAAAGAATACATCGCGGGCGAATACGGGTACACCATGAGTGTTGAAGGTATGTTTGAAGAAGATGGCAGCGTTGGCGCGGGCATCAGCTGGAAAGAAATCATCACCGATTTGTTGGCGGGAACATCCGTGACAATAGTGATGACATCAAATGTCAGCGGCGATTTGAAATTGAGCGGATCAGCATTTTTCAATGATTTGAATTTGACCGCCCCACAAAATGATGTTGCGACATTTACCGCATCAATTCAGGGAACGGGCGCATTGACCGTTGGCACAATCTAATTTTGAATTTGTTGCGTATATTCGCGACATGAACACGATTACAATCGGGGGTGTTCAACACCCCCTTTTTTTTAACATGAATTCATTGCGCAACATCATGGCGCATGTTGGGATGGATTCTTTTGCAGATTTGCAAAAATCAATGGATTTGGCGAAATCAATGGATGTTGCAATCACATGTGCATTTTATGGCATTAGTGAAGGTTACGAAATGAAAAAGGAACAAAGCCCGTTTCAAACTGAAATTGAAATTGCGCGTTTGGTCACAAAATACACCGAATTGATGCCGGCATTAAATGGATTCACCCAAGCGATTTCCGATTTTTTTCATGTTGACGAGGTAGACGAAAAAAAGTAAACGCCATCAATGACGGCCCGGCGTTGACATGGCGAATCATTGAACGAATTGCGTTTGGTGAAATGGGCATGTTGGAAAAGGATTTTAATCAATGCACGCCATATTATTGGCGCGCTCGATTGGATGGCATGCGTCAAACACAACATCAACAATTTCAAAATGATTGGGAAATGACGCGATGGATGGCGGCAACAATTATGTCACCACATTTGAAAAAACCAATCAGCCCGCAAAAATTGATGAAATTCCCGTGGGAACAAACGGACCACGATGATATTGTTGCAAAGGTTACGCGCCATGCGGATATATTTGCGAAGTTGACACCGCCCGCCGAAGCATGAACGCAATAAACGCCATTTATAATATTTTGTCAAACAATTCAGCATTGACCGCCGTTGTTTCAACGCGGATCAACCCATTGCGTTTGCCACAAGAAACATCATTCCCCGCAATCACTTATCAAACAATTTCCGTTGTTCCGCATCCATCAAAATCAGGGCCATCGGAAAGTGATTTCGCGCGTGTTCAAATCAATTCATTTGGAACAACATATCAATCAGCGGTTCAAGTTGCCGATTTAGTTCGAACGGCATTACAAGTTGCGACACCCGGTGTTTTTAATTCCGTGAGTGTTCAAACGATATATTATGACGGTGAAGCGCATTTATCCGAAGATTATGCGGGGTTTGCCGGAATTTATCACATTGCATCCGATTACATTATTAATTACGCACGATAATGGCAAAAAGTCAATCATTGAACATTGTAATTGGTGCAGACATTGAAAACCTTAAAAAAGGTTTAGATTCCGCAATTGTGGCAACCCAAAAAGCCGGCAAAGAATTGTCCGGCGCAACTGGTGAAGCCATTAAAGGCATGCAGCAACAATTTGAACGGTTGGCATCGTCAAAACCTTCAATGGCAACTGTTCGCCAAATGCAACAAATTGCCATGACGGCGCGTGCATTAGGCCCGGAATTCCAAGATTTTGCAAATGATGTCATTCGTTCAGCTGGTCAAATTCAAGATGCCGTGGGCGACATGCGCGCGGAAGTTAAATATTTTGCAAGTGACACACGCCGGTTGGATGCGGTTTTGGGAGGTATTCAAGGCGTTGCGGGCGCGTTTGGCGCAGTCGAAGGCGCAACCGCGATGTTGGGAATTGAATCAAAAGATTTGCAAAAAACGATGGTTCAATTGCAAGGCGCAATTGCATTAGTCAATGGGTTGCAAGCGATTCAAAATGCGTTGCAAGCCGAATCGGCATTTATGGTTGGAATTCAAACCGCAGCCGTACGAATTCAAACATATGTCATGGGGCAAGCAACGGTCGCGGCCCGCGCATATGCAACGGCATTAGTGGCCACCGGTGCGGGCGCAATATTGGTTGCAATTGGCCTAATTGCAGCGGCAATGGGTTCGGTAAAAAAAGAAACCAAAGAAGCAACCGAAGAAGTAAACAATTTTACAAAAGCATACGAAAAACAAGCGGAAAAAGCCAAAAAAACAAGTGAAATCCGCCAACAAATTTCTGATGACTTATTAAAAAATGAATTAAATGCCGCAAAATTAAAAGGCGCAACTGAATCCGAATTGGCACAAGTGGAAATAAATTTTTTGCAAAAACGCAAAGAAAGATATTTGGCAATGTTGTCGTCATTCAATAAAGGTTCAGCCGATTATTTACAATATCAACGCGACATTTCAGCAATTCAAAATCAAATTGATGAGGTGACAACCGAATCACAAATAAAAAATGCAGAGAAACGCAGAGAAAAGAAAAAAGAACAATTAAAAAAAGAAAATGAAGATGCGATAAAAGCAATTCACGAACGCCATGCCGGTCAAATGGATGCTGAAAAGTTTTTGACCGAGCAAGCCAAAAAGCAACAACAAAAACGCACCGAAGCGATTGCAAAATCCAAAGAATTAACCGGTGAAAATTTAATTAAAGGCACGGCGGTCGCCCCGGTGTTGGTTCAAGTTCAAATTGATCCCAAAAGCCGGTCGCAAATTGTTCAGGATTTCGACAAATTGATGACCGACATGGCAATGGCGGTTGAACGATTGGGTGAAGATATTGCAATATCATTGGGCGAAGCGTTGGGAAATCAATTGTCCGGTCAAGGCAATGGCATTGAGGGGTTTGTTCAATCAGTTGTTGGCCAATTGGGCAATTTTGTCAAAACAGTCGGGAAAATGTTGATTGCGTATGGAATCAGCGTTCAAAAATTTCAAACCGCATTTATCCAACCACAAGTTGCGGTTGCAGCCGGTATTGCGATGGTTGCATTGGGTACGGCGGTGGCAAACCAAATGAAACAAGGCCCAAGCGTGACCGCGTTTGCCGATGGTGGTATTGTAAGCGGACCAACATTGGGTTTGATGGGTGAATATCCCGGCGCGCGCAGCAACCCGGAGGTCATTGCACCTTTGGACAAATTAAAAACATTGATGAAGCCCGAACAATCATCCGGTTATGTTGCGCAAACGCACATCAGCGGACGCGATTTGGCCATCGTTTTGGAAAGATACAATAAAGATTCACGGCGCGGATAATGGCAAGGATTTACAAAGGTTCGTTTTTATCAATTACAAATGTTGAATACCGGGTTGAATTATGGGATTCACCATCAGGAACAACACCGGAAATTGTTGCGCGTTTATACAATGCACGGGTTCAATCAGCCGGCGGATATATTGAAGGCCAAACATGTTGTTTTGACAAATTAGAAGCATTGAATTCATCGGTTGAATTAACATTGGCCGGTGATGGAATCAGTATTGAAAGGCAAGGCGAATCAGATTCAGTTTATTCCAATTTTATCAGGCCATCACGGGCAATTGCCCAATGGGTGATGCCGGATCAAAATACATTGGATGATTTTGTCGGCATTCAAACCGAAGCCGAAACCGCATGGGCGATGTTGATTTATCGCAATGATTCATTGATCCATGTTGGCCGCGTATTGGCCGACCAAATGACGCGATTGCGCGAATCCATACAAAGCAAACCAATCATTGATTTGGTGGCTGTGGATGGCCTTGAATTGATGGATGGGTACAAAGTACAATCATCATGGTTTTCGGATGAATACATCACAATCAACCAGTTGTTTCGCCGTTGTTTGGACACATTGGATTTGTCGGATTATTGGGTTGTCAATGGAACGCCACAACAATATTTGTATGATGGCACATTGTTAAACGAAGATAATGCGGCCCGATTAGGGTTCGACATGTATAAACTTTTTGAATATACATTTTTGGAAAATTTTGATCCGTTTACGGATGTCAAAGTTATTGACACGGTTGGATGGCAAATTGAACCAAATTATATTTCAGCAAAACAAGCGTTGGAAAATGTGTTGTTGATGTTTGGGGCGCGATTCACTCATGAAAATGGCGCGTATTATGTGATCCCATTCAACGCGTATAATAACACGACATCAATCAATTTGCGTCAATATTCGTATACCGGGCAATATATCGGGACGACAACATATTCACACCGTCAAACAATTGGCAACGATGTTCGGCCATTGTGGATGGCAAAACCATCATTGTACTATCAACCAGCTGCACAATCGGTGACAATAAACACGCATCGTCAAAATGTGGCAAAAGCGTTGCGCAGTTACCCAAATACATCATCATCAACATTGTCGTTGATTGCCACGGATATTCCAACCGGAACATCACCGGATGCCGCACCGATGCGCATTCGTTTTATGGCAAAATCATTCAAACGATCCGACACATTGGGTGGGGTTTTGTATGTCGAAGATTCAACCGATGTTTACTACAATATCAGGTTGCGGAATTCGGGTGGCTCTTATGTTTATTTGGACGCGAATGGATATTGGTCCGCATCGGGGAATTCGGGAAATCAATTGTATCGCATGCCAACCAAAGACATCAAAGGCGGTTGGATCACATCGGAATTTGAATTGTCGGTGACAACCGCGCCGGTCGGTTACACCCGATTGGAAGTCAACATGTTTGTTCATGGTGTTATTCTTTCCTATTCGGGCGGTGGCAAATGGAAAAACGGCAATTCAGCGTTGAAGGATTTTTGGGGTTCAATTCAGGTTTCATTTGCAGATGCGTCACCATATCAAAATGCGGATTATATTTTTGACATCACGGAGGTCATCACCGCATCCACAGCCAATTTGGCGAATTCAACACCCATCACAATTGAATCGCCATATTATACGGATTCCCTGAAATACGGAATTGGTAATTGGTTGGTGTTTAACGGCACAACCGATGTTTTGGCATCGGATTGGTATGGCGGTTGGGATTCAATTACACACGGAACAATCACCAAAATGTTGGGGTTACAAATGGCATCGATTTACGCCAATTTTGTTCCGGTGGTTCGTGGAACATGGATTGATTCCGGGTCATTGACTGCAATCAAATCATTATATTTTGACAATTATTCATGGGTTTTGAACGGGGTCAAATACAATTGCCGTTCGGAACAATGGGATGGCGAATGGATTGGTGTTTCACCAGTTTATACCTTGACAACATCATCCGGCGAAGGTTTAAAAGTCGAGCAATCACAAACCGGGAATCTGAATAATCGTTTGAATTATGTTGAATCAGCGGTGACAAATTTGAATTCAGCGATTTCCAATGTTCCGCAACAAGTTTTGGAACATTTGGTCAATGATGCCGAAGGCGCGCCCGCATCGCAGCCAACATTGAACACCCGTTGGGAGGTGATGTTGAGTTATGACGATTCAACGGAATTGGTTAATTGGCGGATTCAGGAACACAATGCGCCCATCACATACACGGCCGGGACACACACCATCACCAATGGTTATGAATTAATTTTGTGCGATTCATCCGGCGGAACGGTTACGGTTGATTTACCTGATCCGACAATATCAAAAGGTAAAAAATATTATTTCAAAAAAATTGCATCATCACATTCGGTTGTCATCACCGGCGGCGGGTTTGATATTGATGGCAACCCAACAAAGGTTTTGAATACAAATTTTGAAACATGCACAGTTATCAGCGATGGAACGCAATGGTGGCTGATTGTTCAATAAATGTTGCAAATGTTTATTGTCACGATGTTATTTTCGAAGCATTATGGCAGAAGCATCAATTGACATCGTTGCCGGTTACGATGGATTTAAATATTTCGGATCGGGGACGGTTACATCCGTAAGTTTTGACGCGTTGGTTGTTCAGGCCGACACGGTGTTCACATCGTTCACAGTTACCCAAGAAAACGGAACATCCACAAATGTTTTGTCGGCTCGTGGCATGTCCGGAATTACTTTTCAACAAGGCGCATATTTGCCCGCCGGCAAAGGCAGCAAAATCACCGGATTTGTAATCAGCACCGGAAGCGTAATCGCATATTAAAATGATTGGAATCAGCGCATTAGGAATTGGCATTCGAAGCGCACAATATTTGGGGCAAGGTTGGCCCATCGTTGTTGCGTACAAAAGCCGCGTGACCGCCGATGGCGGTTTCTATGAAGGTGTTTCATGTATGTTAAACAAATTAAACAATCTATAAATGTCAGATTTATTGAATTCCGCGTCATTGGTAATGATACCAAGCGGATACAAAGAGGATGTTGTATATTCTCAAATTCCCACCGACGGCAGCGGCGATTTGTCATTCACCCGTGCATCCAACGGAACGCGCATAAATAGCGCGGGATTGGGTGAGGTTTGCCCGTGGAATTTGTGTACCTATTCGGAAGAACTAA